CCATCCTCGTTTTCGTCGACTCTCTCCCGAATGCCACAAACTCCGCCAGCCACCGACGCCAAGCGCCGCCAGGACATCGAGCGGTCCCGCGAGCGGACACGTCTTGGCAGCGACATCGGCGAGGTGCCCGGCGTCGTCGATCCAGCGCGCCGCGCCGCCTGCCGGCTCGACCTCGAGCGTTTTTTGATCACGTACTTCCCGATGTCGACGGGCCTGACTCCGTTCAGCCCAGACCACCGACGCGTCATCGAGCGGATTCAAGGTTGCATCATCGGCGGCGGCCGGTTCGTCAACGCGGTCTACCGCGGCTTCGCCAAGTCAACGATTAGCGAGAACGCGATCATCTGGGCGACGCTGTATGGGCACCGTCGGTTCTGCGCGATCTTTGCCGGCGAAGGCGGACTGGCAGCCAAGGCCATCGCCAGCGTCAAGCTCGAACTGGCCGAGAACGACCTACTGCACGACGACTTCCCGGAGGTGTGTCACGCGATCCGCGCGCTCGAGGGCAAGGTGCAGCGGTGCAACTCCCAGACGCACCAGGGCGAGCAGACGCACATCCGCTGGCAGGCGGACTCGATCGTCATGCCGACGATCCCTGGCTCGGTGGCGTCCGGCTCGATCGTGATGTCCCGCGGCCTGACCGGCTCGATCCTCGGCCTGCGTCACAAGAGCCCCGACGGCTCGCAGCTGCGTCCCGACTTCGTCATCGTCGACGACCCGCAGACCCGCGAGAGCGCCGCCAGCCCGATGCAGTGCAGCAAGCGGCTGGAGATCCTGTCGAAATCGGTGATGAAGTTGGCCGGCCACAGGTCGAGCATCGCGTGCGTGGTCAACGCCACGGTCATCCAGCACGACGACATGGTCGACCAGCTGCTCGACACGAAGAGGTACCCAGCGTGGCAGGGCGAGCGGATCGCCATGGTCAAGCAGTGGGCGGACCGCCACGAGGACGACTGGCTCGGCCGGTACCGCGAGCTGCGGGTGACGTTCGACAAGGACACGCCAGGGGACCAGGCCCGCGCGTGGGCCGAGGCCGACGCGTACTACCGCGACCACCGCGAGGCGATGGACGCCGGCTGCCAGGTGTCGTGGGAGAGCTGCTACGACCCGGAGCGGGAGCAGTCCGCAATCCAGCACGCCTACAACGCGTTCATCGACGACGGCCCGGACGTGTTCGCGTCGGAGTACCAAAACCAGCCGCTGCGTCAGGAGGCGCAGACCAACGCGATCACCAGCGAGGACGTGCGGAGCAACGTCGTCGAGGTGGCCAGGTGGGTGGTGCCCGGGCAGCTCGACACGCTGACGGCATTCATCGACGTGCAGGAAAAGGCGCTCTACTGGGCGGTGGCGGCGTGGGGTCACCAGTTCCGTGGCCACCTCGTGGCCTACGGCACGTGGCCGGAGCAGAACCGCGCGTATTTCACACTCCGTGACATCCGCCGCACCATGCAGACGGTGACGAAGCTCTCGTCGCTCGAGGCCGCCACCAACCAGGCGTTGGCGGAGGTGGCCGCCATGCTCTTGGACCGCGAGTTCGCACGCGAGACGGACGACGCGGTGCTGCGGATCTCGCAGGTCATGGTCGACGCCAATTGGGCGCAGACGCAGGGCGTGGTGCGTGACTTCGCCAGGCGGTCAACCTACGGTCCACGCGTGCTGCCAAGCCACGGCCGGTTTGTCGGTGCGTCCGGCTCGACCTTGTCGGACAAGCGGCCTGACCGCGGCGAGCGCGTCGGCAGCAACTGGCGGACGTCGACGATCCAAAAGCAGCGACACGTGCTCTACGACACCAACGCCTGGAAGACACTGATTGCGGCGCGGCTGAAGCTGCCGGCCGCCGACCCGCAGGCGTTCACAATTCACGCCGGCGACCACGCCATGCTGCTCGAGCACTTGGCCGCCGAGTACCCAGTGCGCACTGAGGCACGCGGCCGTGTCGTTGACGAGTGGCGGACGCTGCCAGGCCGTGACAACCACTGGCTCGACTGCGTGGTGGGTGCGGCCGTGGCGGCCAGCTACGCCGGCGTGACGGCGGTGGGCGTGAACACGCCGAGAAACCATCGCCGCAAGGTCACCATCCCGACGGCACCAGTCCGCAAGATCGAGCTGCGGAGGATGGGTGCATGACCGACATCGTGACCCGCCTGCGCCGGTGGACGCACGACGTGAACGCCGCACCGGCGAGCGACCTGATGGACCAGGCGGCAAACGAGATCGAGCGGCTGCGGCTCACCGACGCGGAGCGCGAGGCGCTGTCGTCGGTGCTGGCTCGTCTGTGCTGCGAGATGACCGACGACGAGCGGCGGTTGATGTTCAGAATATGCCGCACACAAGGCGATCCGCGAAACGGTTCACAAGAAGGCAGCGAAACGGTTCAGTGAGATCGCCATCGAACAGCGACCCCGGCGGGCAGGCACCGGCCCGATAATCCGGCACGCCGAACCCGCCGTGGTCGTTTTTGGTGAAACTACGTAACACGCAGCAGCACCATGTCCGCTCCGCTCATCCTCGGCGTCGGCGTCGTCTACCTCGCGGTGGCCTGCGACCAGTGGTCGAAGGGCAGCACCGGCATGGCCATCGCGTGGGCCGGCTACGCGCTGGCCAACATCGGCCTGGCTATGGCTGCCAAGTAGGCCACACCCCCTGCGGTCTGCGCTCGCGCGCGCTCTATCGTCGCCACTATGAGCGACGCCATCGAGCAGGCCATCGAAGACACCGCCACCGGCCCCAAGCGCGTCCGCACGGACGCCGGCGAGGTAGAGGCGCAGTCCATCCAGGACCAGATCGCCGCGGACAAGTACCTGACAGGCAAGGCGGCCGCATCGACCTCGAGGCGTGGCCTGCGGTTTAACCAGCTCACACCATCGCCGTACTCCTGATGGCATTCCTCGACTTCTTCCGTGCCAAGGCCAAGCCGCGCCCCGTCGCGGCTCCGGTCGTGCGCGGGCGGTACGAGGCGTCGCAGCTGGGCGACGACTACAAGCACTGGCAGGTCGCGGACGCATTCTCTGCCGACGCGCAGCTTTCGCCGGTCGTGCGTCGCACGATCCGCAACCGCGCGAGGTATGAGCGCAACAACAACTCGTACCTGGCCGGCATCTCGGCCACGCTCGCAAGCGACCTGGTCGGCACCGGCCCGCGGCTGCAGCTCGACGTCCAGGACGACGCCGCGCGTGTCGTCGAGCGGGCGTTCTACGACTGGGGCACGACGATCGACCTGCCGGCGAAGCTCAGGACGATGCGCGAGGCGCTCGTCGTCGACGGCGAGGCGTTCGCACTGATGGTCAACAACGCCCGCCTGCCGGGCGTGCAGTTGGACCTGCGGCTCGTCGAGGCCGAGATGGTCGCAACCCCGACCGAGCTGATGCGGCAGACGATCACGCCCGAGGGCAACACGGTCGACGGTCTGGAGTTTGACGCCACCGGCAACGTGGTTGCCTACCAGGTGCTCAACTTCCACCCGGGCAGCAACTACCGCGTAAACAACCTGCAGTTCCAGCGCGTGCCGGCAGCAGCGGTCATCCACTGGTTCCGCCGGCAGCGTCCCGGCCAGAACCGCGGCATGCCCGAGGTGGCACCCGCGCTCCGGCTCTTCGGCCAGCTGCGTCGGTACACCGAGGCCGTGATTGCGGCCGCTGAGACGGCCGCGGATTTCGCGGCGTTCATTCATTCGAACAGTCCGGCCGCCGAGGTGGACGAGGTCGACGCGTTCGCCGAGATGGAGATCCGCAAGCGCAGCCTCGTGACCCTGCCGGAAGGCTGGGACATCTCGCAGCTCAAGGCCGAGCAGCCGACGAGCACCTACAAGGACTTCAAGCGCGAGATCCTCAACGAGATCGCCCGCTGCATGCAGCTGCCGTACAACGTCGCCGCGCTCGACAGCTCGTCCTACAACTACGCCAGTGGCCGCATGGACCACCAGGTCTACGGCCTGATGCAGCGCGTCGACCGCGACCAGCTCGAGCGGGTCTGCCTCGACCGCGTGCTGGCCGCGTGGGTCAACGAGGCCAGCCTGGCCGGCGTCATCCCGGACGGCCTTCCGCCGTTCTCGGAGTGGAACTGGGCTTGGGTCTGGGACGGCCGCGAGCACGTCGACCCCGGCAAGGAGGCGTCGGCTGCCGAGGTGCGGTTGCGTACGCACACGACGACGCTCGCGAGCGAGTACGCCCGCCAGGGCAAGCGGTGGGACGTCGAGCTGCGGCAGCGTGCGGCCGAGCTGGAGCTGATGCGTGAGCTGGGGCTGCCGATCGACCTGGGTGGTGCGGCGCAGCCCATGCAGGAGGGCAATCCACAGGAGGCGTGACGTGGACGACTTCGACCACGACGAAGACCTCGAGGAGCTGATCGACTTCCTATGAACACTCTGAAACTCGACACCAGCGTGACGTTTCTCCAGGCCGCCGATGGCGAGGCTGCGGCCTCCCCGCGTCGGTTCACGATCGAGGCCTACACCGGCGCTCCGATCCGTCAGGGCTGGAGCCGCGAGCCGGTCGTGATCGACCTGGCCGGCATGCAAACCAAGCAGCGTATCCCGATCGTTCTCGGTCACGACTACGGGCTCGGGTCGATCCTCGGGCAGACGGACAGCGTCCGCGTCGAGGGATCCAAGCTGATCGTCGAGGGCGAGATCATGGCCGACACCGACACGGCCCGCCAGGTGCTCGCCCTGGCCGAGCGAGGCTACGCCTGGCAGGCCAGTGTCGGCGCCGACGTCCGCCGCCACCAGAAGGTCGACGCCGACGCCGTCGCCGCCGCAAACGGGCAGACCCACATGGGGCCTGTCCGCATCGTAAGGGCCTCCGCTCTCCGCGAGGTCTCGTTTGTCACCTTGGGCGCTGACGCGGAGACCAGCGTCGCCATCGCGGCCGAAGAGGCCGTCGAGGAGGAAACCATGGCGGCTGACGCCACCACCAAGCCCACGGACGAGGTCGTGTCGACCCCGGCCGTGGCGGCCACGGCGGAGGTCGCCGTGGAGTCCGATCCTGCACCGGCTGTCGACCTGGCCAAGCTCATCGCCACCGTCGACGTCCTCAACAAGAAGGTCACCGACATGGAGAACCTCAAGGCGGCCCGCGACGAGCGGCCGGCGGCCCCGGCCGTGCACATCGTCGAGCACGCCCCGCCTTCGGCGGACGTCATCCAGGCCTCGTTCGCCATGCAGGGTGGCCTGCCGGGCGTCGAGCAGAAGTACGACGCCAAGGTGCTCGAGGCGGCGCACAAGGCCCGCGGGCAGATCACGCTCGGCGAGGTGATCCTGCAGGCGGCCGTGGCCAACGGCTACGACGGCCCGCAGAAGATCACCAGCTCGACGCTGCGTCCGGTGCTGCAGGCGGCCTGGTCGACGCACTCGATCAGCGGCATCCTGTCGGCGACGGTCAACAAGTTCCTCCTGGCCGGCTTCGACAGCGTCGAGTCGGCGTGGCGGAGCATCTCGGCGGTGCGTGCGGTCAACGACTTCAAGACGTTGACGTCGTACCGGCTCAACGGCGGCATGAAGTTCGAGGCCGTGGCGAACGGCGGCGAGCTGAAGCACGCGGCGACGAGCGACGAGTCGCGGACGATCTCGGCGAGCACCTACGGCATCATGACGTCGGTCACCCGCACCGACCTCATCAACGATGACCTGGGTGCGCTCACCGCGGTGCCGCAGCGGATCGGTCGTGGTGGTGCGCTCAAGCTCAACGACGTGTTCTGGACGGCGTTCCTCGACGACGCGTCGTTCTTCACGACCGCCCGCAAGAACCTCATGACGTCCGGCACCACGCCGGCGTCGGCGGCGCTGTCGGTGTCGAGCCTCAAGAACGTGGTGACCACTTTCAGGAAGTTGAAGGACCCCGACGGCAACCCGCTGGCGGTGACGCCGCGGATCCTGCTCGTGCCGGTCGACCTCGAGGTCGCCGCGCTGGAGATCATGGGCTCCGCCCTGATCCAGAGCGGTGCCACCACGGGTCAGCCGGAGCGGAACGTGCTGGCCGGTCGCTACGAGGTGGTGGCTTCCACCTACCTCACCAACGTGACCGACCACTACCTCCTCGCCTCGCCGGCCGACCTGCCGGTGATGGAGGTGGCGTTCCTCAACGGCGTGCAGAGCCCGGTGGTGGAGACGGCAGAGGCCGACTTCAACGTGCTCGGGGTCCAGATGCGTGGCTACTACGACTTCGGCGTGTCGAAGGCGGAGTACCTCGCGGGCGTCAAGGTCGACGTCTGAGCCGTGTCGTGATCATTCGCCGGCGGGCGGGCAGCGTGTCCGCCCGCCGGCACCCACACCCATCAGCAGCAGAGGACCAGTTCCATGGCAGATACGGTTCAGAATGGCTACTACCTCGACCACACGGCCAGCGGCGCGATCGCCGCCGGCGACGTGGTCGTGATCGGCTCGCTCGTCGGTGTCGCGCCGCGCCCCATCGCCAACGGTGCGGTCGGTGTCGTCGCCGTCGAGGGCGTCTACAGCGTGCCGAAGCACTCCTCGGGTGCGAACAGCGAGACCATCGCGGCCGGTGCGCAGGTCAAGTGGTACGCCACCAGCGGCGTCGCCACGACCGTCACCGGCGTGAACATGGGCTACGCCGTCGCGCAGGCCGTGACGGGTGCGTCCACGGTGAGCGTCAAGCTCGAGCGCTGATCCGACGCGAGTCCGAGACCTGCCGCAACCCGCCGCCGGCGCGTATCCACGACGCGCCGCGGCGGCGTTGTGGCGCCGTGGAGTGACCGATGTCCGACATGCTCGCCGTAGGTGCGTCCTGGCTGGCTGACCGGCTGGCGACCTCGGCCGGGCGGACGGTGCGGTACGTGCGCGGTGCGACGACTGTGAACCTCACGGCGACGGTCGGCAGCTCCGTCTTTGAGGCTGCCGACCAGAACGGCGTCGTCGAGCGGTGGGAGTCTCGGGACTTCGTGATCAAGACGGCCAGTTTTCCGCTGGGCGTGCCGCAGCGGCACGACCGCGTGGTCGACACGCAGAGCGGCTCCGACGTGACGTACGAGGTGGCGGCACCTCGAGGTATCCCGGTCTGGCGGTACGGCGACGGGTTCCGAGCCACGATGCGCGTCCACACGAAGGCCGTCGCGGACGACACGGCCACCTCCCCTGCCCTGCTATTGCGGTGGTGGGGCGCGAGCACGGCCGCGGCGATCACGGACGGCCAGATTGCGTCGCAGCTGACGAGCGACATGGCCGACGGCCGCAGCCAGACGCGCACGATCGTGGCGACGGCCGCCTACCTGCACTTTGTGCTCCCGGCGTCGTTCGGCTCGCCCACGTTTACGGTCGGCGGCTTGGTCAACTCTGCCTGGGAGACGACGACCAGGTCGATCACGTTTACGGCGCAGGCCGCACGTAGCTACACGATCTACCGCAGCACGTACCCGATCACCGGCACCGTCGTCGTGGTGGTGAGCTGATGGCCAACATTAAGGGCACGAACGTCGCCGCGCCGGTCGTGCCGTTCGACACGACCGACGTGCACCCGAGCCACGAGGCGCTCTACGGCAAGGGCGGCTACCGCACGGTCGCCAGCAATGCGGACAGGGACGCGATCCCGTCCGCACGACGCGAGGCCGGCATGCTCGTGCACGTCACGGCCACGGGCCTGCTGTGGCAGCTGGGCAGCGACCTGACGACGTGGACGGAGTTCTCGACCTCAGGTGCGACCGGGCCAACCGGCCCGCAAGGATCGACGGGCGGCGTCGGTGCCACGGGCGTTGCCGGTGCGACCGGGCCAACTGGCGCCCAGGGCGAATCGATCACCGGACCGCAGGGCGTCCAAGGCGCGACAGGCCCGACCGGAAGCGTGGGTGCCACAGGCTCGGTCGGCTCCACGGGCGCCGTCGGATCGACAGGACCGACAGGACCGCAAGGCGACATCGGAGGCACAGGTGCAACAGGCCCGACCGGTGCACAGGGCAGCTCGGGCGCGCAGGGCGCCACGGGAGCGACGGGGCCGACCGGCTCGTCTGGAGCCGTCGGCGACACCGGCGCTACCGGCCCGACAGGTGCCACAGGCGCCCAAGGCGAGCAAGGCCTGATCGGATTGACTGGGCCGACCGGTAGCCAAGGCGACGTCGGCGCGACGGGACCGCAAGGCATCCAAGGCGTTACCGGGCCAACCGGGTCGCAGGGTGTGCAGGGTGTCACCGGGCCAACAGGCGAGACAGGCGCGACAGGCCAGACCGGAGCGCAAGGCGTCGCCGGCGACACGGGCGCACAAGGCTCGACAGGGCCGACGGGGCCAACCGGCGCCCAAGGCGTGGTCGGCGACGTTGGCCAGACAGGCCCGACGGGAGCCGTCGGTGACGTTGGCAGCACCGGACCGACTGGCGCGCAAGGCCAGCAAGGCGTCACTGGCCCGACCGGACCAACCGGTGCCGTTGGCGCGCAGGGCGACGTTGGGTCGACAGGCGCAACAGGCCCGACGGGTGCCCAAGGTCTTATCGGCGAGACCGGCCCAACGGGTGCCCAAGGTGAGCAAGGCGTCACCGGACCAACCGGTGCCAGCGGCACCCAAGGTGTGACAGGCCCAACCGGGTCGCAAGGTGAGCAAGGCGTGACAGGCCCAACTGGTGCCACTGGCGCGCAGGGCGACATCGGCAACACAGGGCCAACAGGGCCAACGGGATCAGAGGGTGACGTGGGCGCAACCGGCGCGACCGGGCCGACAGGCGCTGTCGGTGGCCAGGGCGTGACTGGGCCGACGGGTGCGACCGGCGCCCAGGGTGACGAGGGCGTGACCGGCCCGACAGGCGCCACTGGTGATCAAGGCGTGACAGGGCCAACAGGTGCCGTTGGTAGCCAAGGTGAGGTCGGTGCCACTGGCCCGACCGGCTCGCAGGGTGAGCAAGGTGTCACCGGGCCAACTGGCAGCACAGGGCCGCAGGGATCCGTTGGCGCGACAGGCGCCACCGGCCCGACCGGTGCCCAAGGTGACCAAGGCGTCACTGGGCCAACGGGCGCTGTCGGTGCACAAGGCGAAGTCGGGTCGACCGGGCCTACTGGGCCGACAGGCAGCACCGGGCCGCAAGGCATCGTCGGTGACACGGGATCCGTCGGTGCCACCGGCGCGACAGGACCGACAGGAGCTGTCGGATCGCAAGGCGTGCAAGGCGACGTGGGTGCGACTGGGCCAACAGGCGCGACGGGTGCCCAAGGCGACGTCGGATCGACCGGCGCAACAGGGCCAACCGGAGCGCAGGGCGCGACTGGCGACACGGGATCCGTGGGCGCGACCGGCGCCACAGGCCCGACCGGCTCCACCGGCAGTCAAGGCTCCCAAGGCGTGACAGGGCCAACCGGCGCAACCGGCCCGACAGGCGTGGCCGGCGTCGGGTTTAGCGACGGCGACAAGGGCGACATCACGATCTCGAGCACCGGCACGGTGCTGACGATCGACAACGACGCCGTCACCTACGCCAAAATCCAAAACGTCTCCGCCACCGACCGCCTGCTCGGTCGCTCGTCTGCTGGTGCTGGCGACGTGGAGGAGATCACCTGCACGTCGTTTGGGCGCAGTCTGATTGACGACGCCAACGCGGAGGCGGCGCGTACCACGCTCTCGGTGCAGCCGACGGCTGGCCCCTCGTTCACTGCTGGCATCACTGTGACGCAGGCGATGGCCTCACCTACGGTAGTTCTGCGAAATACAGCCGCCGACGCAACAGACAAGGCGGCGCAGGTCGTCGGGGCACATTACACGGCGACCGAAGAGACCGTCCAAGGCATCGGCATCTACAGCACCGCGACGGAAAACCTAGTTGCGATCGGCGGCGGGTCGGCGCTCAGCAATGCGGCGAGTGAGGTAAGACTCTATACCGCAGCAAATGCCACTACTACCACCGGCACCATTCGCCTCACCATCTCCTCCACCGGCACCGCCACGTTCGCGGGGCAGATCGTCGGGCAGTCGGGGGCGGCGATTACAGGCAACGCCACCATCACGGCATCCAGCGGCATACCCCTCACGTTGAACGGCAACAGCACTGCACTACGGATCGAAGAGGGTGCGGGCGAGACAATCGACATATACCGAAACGTCTCTGATGGTTTGTGCTACTTCGACGCGAATCAGCAGACGTTCAGCGGGTTTGTGTTTCGCACCACGCCGACAGGTGGCAGCGTCACCACCCGCCTCACCATCTCCTCCACCGGCACCGCCACGTTCGCGGGGCAGATACTCGCGGACGACATCGACACGGCAAACAGCGTCGCCTATGGGTTCGATGGTGACCCCGACACAGGCATTGGCCGCAGAGGCGCGAACATTCTGACGTTCGTCACCAACGGCACCGAGCGGGTGCGCGTGGATGCGTCGGGGAATGTGGGGATTGGGGGATCGCCTTCCAGTCCGTGCCACATTAGGGCAAATAACGCCGACGACGGCGTGCTGCACGTAGAGCAGGACGGCACCGGGTCGGCGTCTGTGCGATGCGATTACGACGGCACCGGCGCGCGTTCATGGATTTTCGGCACCGCCGGGAGCGGGTATCGCGGCGGCGGATTTGGCGGTGAGTTTTTCCTGTATGACGAAACTGCTACGGCCGAGCGCATTCGCGTCAATAGCACGGGCGAGGTCATCGTCGGCGTCACCGACCAAGGCGCATACAACCTCCAATGCAACGGCACCGGAGTGTGGGGTGCTGGCGCGTATGTCAACGGCTCCGACGAACGAATCAAGAACGACATCGCTCCGCTGTCGTCATGCACCGACGTGATAGAGGCTCTGCGGCCCGTGACATTCCGTTACAAGGAGTCATGGAGCAAGGATCAGAGCATCCAGCCGGGCTTCATTGCACAAGACCTTCAACAGGCATTGGCTGGTCAGCCGTACCTAGACGGCGTTGTCCAGCAGGGCACGGAGTATCTGTCTGTCGCGTACCAGACGCTGATCCCGCTGCTCGTCAAGGCACTGCAAGAGTCCAACGCACGCATCGCCGCACTAGAGGAGAGGATCAATGGCTGACATCCCCACGCTGTACGCCGCCGAACCGCTGTCTTACGCAGCCACGTACGACCGCCTGTGGGTCCGTGAGATCGTTGTGTCAAGCGTGACAGGCGGCGACGCCGAAGCCCGCGTGACCCTCGTCCGATTCAGGACGACCGAGACCGGCGTCGAAGAGGCACCAGCCGAGCCGGTGCGGCTCCATGTGCGCGACCTGCTCGCGGGAGCGGAGGCCGACGCGGACCTCGCGGCGGCGGTGGGGGCGCTCATGGCATACGTGGCGAAGGTGGGCGTTGAGCAGGGCGTGGTCGCTGGGCCGGACGCGTGACCGCACCCCCTCACCTCGAGGCCGCCCACAGGGCAAAGTGATGCCATGCCGTTCTACTCGCTCCCATCCGGTGGCTCGCCCGTCCTGGCCGGCGTGACTGCGCCTACGGGTGGAGTCGGCAACAACGGCGATTTGTTCATTGACACGGTCGGCCGAAAGCTCTACGGGCCGAAGGAGTCGGGCAGCTGGCCCAGCGGTCCGATCGATCTGGCGATCACCGGACCGACAGGCCCGACCGGTGCTGTCGGTGCGACAGGTGCTGCGTCCACAGTCACCGGACCCACTGGCTCGGTCGGCAGCACAGGACCGACCGGAGCCTCTGGCGTCACAGGGCCGACCGGTTCGTCTGGATCAGTGGGAGTGACAGGGTCCACAGGCCCGACCGGTGCTGCGTCGAATGTGACCGGACCAACTGGGCCGACCGGTGTTGGAGGCGCCACAGGCCCGTCTGGTGGACCGACTGGCGACGTTGGCCCGACTGGTGCAACAGGGTCCACAGGAGTCACAGGGCCTACCGGCGGCTCAGGCGCTACTGGGCCAACCGGAGCTGGAGGTCCGACAGGGCCTTCTGGTGGTCCAACCGGTGCTACCGGCCCAACAGGCGCACAAGCTGCATCCGCGATTGGACTCATCCTCGCACTGTCATAGGTGATTCATGGCTGCCCCCAACATCGTCGGACCCACGACCATCACTGCGAAGACCGCGTACTTGTCCGCGGTCACGGGCGCCACGGGCACGGTGCTGCTCAACAACGCCGCCAGCTCGGGCAAGGCGCTGCAGGTGCAGTCGCTCTACGTGGCCAACGTCGACGGGTCTCTTAACTGTGATGTGACGGTGAAGCTGCACAGCCAAGATGACGGCGGCGGCACCGGTCACGCTATCTGCTCGACAGTAACTGTCCCGGCCGACGCCACGCTCGTCGTCGTCAGCAAGGACACCACGATATGGCTGGAGGAGGATCGTTCAATCGTCGTCACGCCGAGCGCGTCGAACGACCTCGAGTTCGTGTGCAGCTATCTGGAGATTTCTTGACGCTATGGGGCGCATACCAGGCGGGTACATCGGGATCGGTCCGCCAGCCCCCAGCACGTCGAGTGCTGTTGGTGTTTGGCCGCTGCACTTGCACTACTGGTACAAGCGCAACTCGATGTGGCCGCCGTCTAATGCAACCGATCAAGACTTCAGTAGCGTGTCGCTGCTCTTGCACATGGACGGCTCCAACGCGAGCACGACGTTTACAGACTCGTCATCAAATGCGTTCTCAGCGACGGCCAACGGCAACGCACAGATCAGTACGACCCAAAGCAAGTTTGGCGGCGCCAGCGGCAAGTTTGACGGCAGCGGCGACTACGTGCAGATCACGTCGGCCAACGCGCTCGAACTAGGGTCAGGCGATTTCACGATCGAGCTGTGGTACTACCACGACGGTGGCAATCAACAATTCGCCGGACTGGTCGGCAAGGGTCCTGTAGGAAGCACCCCATCGGACGCGTGGACGCTGGAATTTGGTGGGAGTGGGATCATTTTCGTGCCTTGGGCTGCAAACACCGAAACGGTCACAACGACTGAGCCCACCCAGAACGCATGGCACCACGTCGCCGTCACACGCAGCGGATCGACACTGCGGCTTTTCATTGACGGCGTGCAGTCTGCTTCCAACACCGTGTCATTCACGGTGAGCACCAACAACAGCGGGCCGCTCGTGATCGGTGGCGGTGCGTTCGCTCCGTCGACACGATCGTTTTCTGGGTACATCGACGACCTCCGCATCACCAAAGGTGTCGCTCGGTACACGGCAGGGTTCACGCCACCCACGGCAGCGTTCCCCGACTCATGATCCTCGTCACCGGCGGAGCCGGTTTCATCGGCAGCCACGTCGTCGACCAGCTGCGCGAGGCGGGCAGGCGAGTCGCAGTTCTCGACGACATGTCGACCGGCAGCCGCGCCAACGTGCCGCCAGGCGTTCCTGTGCACGTCGTCGACGTGCGGGACGCCGGCAACGTCGAGCGAGTCGTCCGGGAGGTGCGACCGACGGCCATCTGTCACCAGGCTGCGCAGATCAGCGTGAGTCGGTCGGTGCGAGACGTGGCATTCGACGCCGAGGTCAACGTGGTCGGGCTGATCAATGTCGTGTCGGCCGCCGTGCGGCATGACTGCCGGCGGATTGTGTTCGCCTCGTCCGGCGGCGTCGTCTACGGCAACGTGCGCGAGCCGGCCGTCGAAGAGGCCGTCCGAGACCCGGTCAGCCCGTACGGCTTGGCCAAACTGACGGCGGAGCGGTACCTGGCGTGGCACGCACACTGGTACCACATGCAGGCCGTGGCGCTGCGGTACGCGAACGTCTACGGGCCACGGCAGAACCCGCACGGCGAGGCCGGCGTCGTGGCGATCTTCTGCCGGGCAGCGATGGAGGGTCGGCCGTGCCAGATCCACGGCGTCGGCAGCCAAGTGCGTGACTACGTGCACGTGCGGGACGTGGCGGCAGCCAACGTGCTGGCACTGACTGCAGAGCTGCCCTACGGCAGGCTTTTCCCGGTCAACGTGGGCACCGGCGTGGGCACGAGCGTGGCCCAGCTCGAGCAGCTGGTGCGGGGAGAGGTCGAGGCCGTCACGGGCCGTGGCCTGCCGCCGCCGGTGCACGGCAATCCACGAGCCGGCGACCTTGGAAGCAGCCTGGTCGACGCAGCCTTTGCCGAGCACCTGCTGGGCTGGCGGCCATCCGTCACCCTGGCCGCCGGCATCCGGGAGACGGTGCGGTACGCGGCCGTCCACGCGGCTGCCTGACCCCCTCGGCCGCCAGCCGGCCGCTGGTCACGATGGCGGCATGGTGGAGCACCTGGCCGGGCTTTTGCAGCACGCCTTCTATTGCGACGAGATCGCCGCCGGCCGCCGCGCGGCCGAGCAACTGCTGGCCGTGCCCGGCCTGGCTGTCGAGACCGAGCAGCTCGCCCGCAGCAACCGCGCGTGGTACACGCCGCTCCTGGCCGAGCTGGTGCCAGCGGTTCGGCACGTCAGGATTGCCGTGGAGCCGGTGCACGACGGGTGGTCGACCTTCAACCCGACGATCGCGGTCGTGGCCGGCGACCTGATCGGGATCGTGCGGTCAAGCAACTACCAGATCTTCGACCATCAGTACCGAATGCCCGAGGCAGACGGCGGCGTCATCCGCACCGAAAACATCCTGGTTCGGTTCAACCAGGACCTCGGCGTCGTCAGTCAGCGGCACATCGTCGCCCCGGAGTACCCGACGAGCGGCTACCCGGTGCACGGCCTCGAGGACTGCCGGCTGCGGCATACCGAAACCGGTCTGGGCGTGTCGGCGACCGTGCGCAACGCGGCACCGTGGACCGACGGCCGCTGCCGCATCGCCACGGCGGACCTCGACATCCGCTCTGCGACCATGTCGCAGCTGCGGGTGCTCGACAGCGTCTCGACGCAGGAGCATGAGAAAAACTGGATGCCGTTCCTCGCGGCTCCCGGCGGATGGCTCTACGGCTGCCACCACGACGGCCACCTAGTCACGGTCGACGCCAACCCCGAGCTGCCCGGCGGCTACGTGCTGTCGAGGCGCGGTGCGACGACGCCGCTGGCCAAGCGGTTCCGGGGTGGGTCACAGCTCGTGCCATTTCGAGACGGCTGGCTCGGGTGCGTGCACGAGGTGTGCTACGTGGGCTCGCAACGTGTGTACGAGCATCGGTTCATCTGGCTCGACGCCGGCCTGCGGCTCGCGAGGGTCTCGCCCTGGTTCTCGTTCCGCGAGCTGCGGGTGATTGAGTTCGCCGCCGGCCTCGCGGTTCAGGGTGACCGCGTCGTCGTGTCCTACGGCGTGCACGACGCGGAGGCGTGGGTGTGCGAGCTGCCGGCCGCCGCCGTCTGGGAGGTGCTCGATGCCACCGAGTAGGGAGCAGGTGCTGGCAGCCTTGGTCGACGTCTGGCGGCCGGGCGACTGGTTCCGCCTGACGGACGAGGCCGCCGGCCACTACTTCAACAAGGCCGCCGTGTGTGCCGAGTTCGCACCGGGCAGCGTGATCGAGATCGGCACCCGAGCCGGCTACTCGCTCGCGGCGTTCGCCGTGGCGGCACCGATGGCACGGTACCTCTGCATCGACGGCGGCCTCGACGACGACTCGCCCGAGTGCCTGCGGCACTGGCACGCCGTCCGAGCCCGCCGCGGCATCGATGCCCAGCTTGTAGTCGTGGACACGCAGCACGTCCGCGAGCTGCCGCGGGCGGACTTTGCCCACGTCGACGGCGACCATTCCTACCAGGGTGCCCTGCGGGACCTGCGGCTGGTGGCCGCGTGCCCGGTGATCCTGGCGGACGACTGCGACAACCCGCACGTGCGGCGGGCGGTGCTCGAGTTCCTCGACCAAGCCAAACGGCCTGCCAGATGGATCGACGACGGCCTGCGGCAGTGTGCGGTGATCACCACATGAAAATCGGCATCTACGCGCTCGCCAAGAACGAGGAGTCCCATGCGATCGACTGGGCCGAGTCGACCGACGGCGCCGACGTGGTGATCGTCACGGACACCGGGTCGACCGACTCGACCCCGCAGAGGCTGCGGTCCTGCGGCATCACGGTGATGACGGGCAACGTGATCCCGTGGCGGTGGGACGACGCGCACAACCTGTCGCTGTACCACCTGCCGGACGACGTGGACGTGTGCGTGCGGCTGGACCTCGACGAGCGGCTGCAACCCGGGTGGCGGGAGGCGATCGAGCGGGCGTGGACTGGCAACGTCAACAACCTGCGGTACCGGTACGTGTGGTCGTGGAAGTCACCGGGCGTGCCAGGGCTGGTCTTTCTCTCGGACCGCGTCCACGCCCGCCGCGGGTTCCGGTGGTCGGCACCGACGCACGAGGGGCTCGTGTGCTGGTCAGGCGAGAAGGTGCAGGCCGTTGCCGACGGTCTGGAGATCCATCACCACCGGACGCCTGGCAAGCGGCACAAGACGGACCTCGAGCTGCTTGAGGTGGCGGTCCGCGAGGCGCCGCACGATGCCCGCGCTCACTGGTACCTAGCCCGTGAGCAGGAATGGGTCGGGCACCCGGCCGCCGCGGCGACGTTCGCACACTACCTCGGCCTGCCGGGCACGCCGACCGAGCGGTCGTACGCATACCGCGCCCTGTACCGGCTGACGCAAGACGAGCGGCATCTGCACCGGGCAGCCTACGAGGCGAAGGCGGAGCCCGACGCGTGGCAGCAACTCGCGTGGGTGCACTACCTTCGGCAGGAGTGGCAGGAGTGCCTGACGTTCGCCGAGGCGGCCATGCAGGCCACTGGTGAGTCGACGCACGCCACCGACCCGGACGCTGTGACCAAGGCCTACGACCTGGCTGCCGTGGCTGCCTGGAATCTAGGCAAGCACCCACAAGCCCTGCGGTACGCCCGCGAGGCTGTGCGACGATGCCCGGACGACCCGCGGCTCGTGAAGAACGTGGAGCAGATCGAGGCCCATGAGCACGCTGCTTGATTTAGCCGACGCCGTGCGGTCAGGCCTCGACGCGACGACGCTGTCGTCGGTCGCCACACAGCCGAGCGTGGTGCGACTGAATTGGCCCGAGTACGAGATCGAGGAACTGGCCGACGCCGTGCTCGTGGTGTCGCCTGGTGCCGTGACCATTAATCGCGTCAACCGCACCAACCATGAGTACACGTACGGAATCAACGTATTCGTCGCAAGGCACACGCCAACCGAGGAAACCGCCGACGACATGTACGAGCTGGCCGAAGAAGTTATTGACGTGCTGAGGTCGCACGTCTGGCCTGCCGGCGTCACGTTCCCTACTGGCGTCACATCGCCGTCGTCTGTCGAGATGGAGGTGAACCCGGACCAGGCCCTACAAGAGCGCAACGTTTGGAGGGCTGTCATCACAGCCAGCTACATCGTCTTCCGTGCGGTCAACACGTGATGGCGAGCATTTCGCAGCTGACCCGCGGTGGCTCCTTCACGCCCCTGCCAGGCGGTGGGTTCAAGTTCACGCTCGACCTGCCCAAGAGCAAGTTCAAAATCCAGAACGAGCGCATTCGACGCAAGGTCGGCGAGGCTCGCGCCAAAGCGTTGACCAGAGTCGGCGCCATTGTGATGCGTCGCACCCAAGGTGCGATGTCCAACCGTGTGCCGCGCAAGCGACCTGTCAACGTCACGGTTGGTACCAGGTTCAACCTCAAACTGGTCGCGCTCGTCAACCGCGTGCCACTGTCCGACAAGGTGACAAGCTGGAAGACCACGCGCAATCCCAAGGGAATGCTGCTGTCGGACATTCAGTTCGACTACGACAGAAGATCCGAGTCGGTCGTTGTCGGGCCGGCCAAGTTTCCAAAACTCAACGCGCTGGTGGAGCGTGGCGGGTCTTCCAGACGCTGGTTCAAGCCGATCCCCAAAAGCGGAAGAGGCCGGGTGTACGGCGTGCTGACCAACACGCCGCCAAAAGAGGGCTCGTCCAAGAGACGGAGTCGTGACGGCAGGCGACGGACCATGACAGGCGCCTACTCGTTCAAGATCCGCATCAAGCGCAGGCAGTACATGCAGAAGGGCCTCAGGCTGGCGCAACCACGCATTGAGAAAGAGTTCCGCGACCAGATCCGCGGCCCCTAGTCGTCCACACCCCCTGCGAGCCAGCACGGCGACGGTCGTAGTCTGACAAACACCGCCACGGGAGGATTCGATGGCTGTAACTCTTGGCAAAGACGTGACCGTCACCGGTCTGACAGGTGCTCGGTCCATCACGATCAACAACGCGGCCAACGAGGTCGAGTGCACGTCGTTCGCCGACGGGTCCGCTGGCTTTCGCAAGTACAAGAAGACCTTGATCGAGCAGACGATCGAGGTCGAGTGCGTCGACGACCCCGGCGTCAGCGTGGGCGCGTCGTTCACGCTTGATCACACCAATTTGAAGACCGCAGACACGATCGAATTTTTGGTGACAAACGTGGCTCGCTCGGAGCCGCTCGACGGAATCAAAACGTTCACCGTGTCCGCGACGCGGTACAAGACCCAGTCCTGATACAGAGGGTGAATAGATGGCCATCGATCTTGGCAAGGACTCCGCAGCTCCTCCGTTTGGCTTGGACATCATCTCGGCGACGTTCACCGAAGAGTGTGAGGCCGTCGATGTCAGCAATCGCAGCAACATCAGCGGCACAACCGGCGGAGCCGGTTATCGCGCGTTCGATGCCGGATTTAAGACGCAGACGTGGGAGATCGAGTGCCACGACGTCACTGGCGTGATCGCGTCGCTCGAGAGCAACTCGCTCACGAGTAATTTCATGATTGTGTCTGTAACCGAGAACGCGGCGATCGACGGCCCAGTGACCTACACCATTACCGCTCGGCGGGGGTGAGGCTTGGCTATTACGCTCGGCAAAGATGCCACCCTGACGGTGGGAACGAGCGTCACGAGCGTGCGCAACGTCGAGTGGACCGCCACTGCGCGTACGCTCGACGTCGAGGAATACGGCTCCCGGTATGCCACAGCCTATTCCACGGGCTGGGACGCTTCTGTCTCATTCGAGGTGCTGGAGTCCTCCGAGTGCCAGCTCGCCAGGCTGACGGCAGGTGAACTGGTCGCCATAAGCGGCGGCGGCGGCGGTTGGTCCTTCAGCGCGATCATCACCAGCGTGTCGGAGTCCAATCCGCTTGACGGTGTGACCAGCTACCAGGTGGAAGCTCGGATGACGAGGGCTAGTCTGAGGTAACCATGCAAGAGTTCAAGGACGACGAGGGCCGGCCGTGGAGACTCGCACTTACAGTGCTTGCTGCGCTACGCGTGCGAGAGATGGTCACTGTCACGGTCGACGAGCTGAACGCAGAGGGGATGCCGACCGGCAAAAAGCTGACCAAAGCATTTGACATCGTCGACATCGCATCAATCGCACAGACGCTGCAGGTCCTTCGCAGCCAGTACGCCACGACTGGCGAGGTGCTCTACGCGATCCTGGTTGCACAGGTCGAGGATCGCAAACTGACCAAGGAGCAGTTTTTGGACGGACTGCGTGGTGACTGCCTTGACGCAGCGACCAAGTCGCTCGAGGAGGAACTGATCAGTTTTTTCCCCCAACGCCTCCGTCGGATGGTCGCAACTCTCGCCCGCAAAATGCAGGAAATCACGGGCGAGCTGCTGGACCAGGCGGAGGCGAACCTGGCAACGATGGTCACGACAGTCAAGTCTGGAGAACAATCTGGGAAGCTGCCGGCATCCTCGGAGTGCACCCAGGAGACTGGACACTCCGACAGCTCATCGCCGCCCGCACGGCGCGGCTGGAGCACGACTGGTGGCACACGGCCAACCTCATCTGCCTGTACCACAACAATCACCGTGGAAGAGGCAAGCCCGCACGAAAACCTCATGACTTCCACCCCTTCGTGAGTCGGCCAGCCGCCAGACAGGCTACGCCCGAGGAGATCGCCGCACTATTCGGCCCTGACTGGCACAAGGTGAGAACATGAGTGCTTCAGCAGTCCGGATGGGTCGTGCGTTCGTCGAGATCGGCGCGGACGCGTCGAAGCTCTACGGCACGATCGCCCAGGTCAACAAGCGCATCGGCCAAATGGGGGCGAACCTGCGGCAGGTCGGCGGCCAGATGGCGGCCGCCGGTGCCGCACTAACCGCTCCCGTCGTCGCCGCCGTCGGCGCGGCATCGCGGTTCGAAGACGTGCTCCTGTCGATGCGTGCGTCGACCGGTGCGACTGCCGAGCAGCTCGACGCTGTGCGAGCGGCTGCCATGACCATGAGTGCAGCTCTCGGCATCGGGCCGACGCAGGCGGCTCAAGGATTTTTGGAACTGCTAAAGGCGGGCGTATCGCTCGAGCAGGTTCTGGGCGGTGCCGGCCAGGCCGCCGTGCAGTTCGCGAAGGTCGCACAGATGGACGTGGCGTCGGCGGCAGTCGTGATGGCCGACGCGATGAACGTGTTCGGTGTCACAAGTGCCAAGGCCGCCGACACGCTCTCCGCTGCCGCAGACGCGTCGAGCACGTCGATCGAAGGCATAGCGCTGGCGATGTCACAAGTCAGCGCCGTGGCCGGCCTCGCCAACCAATCCATCGAGGACACGTCGGCGGCGCTCGCGCTCCTGGCCAACGCCGGCATCAAGGGTTCTGACGCCGGCACGTCGCTCAAGACGATGTTGCAACGTCTCATGGCTCCGGCCGACGAAGCCGTTGACGCGCTTGCAAGACTAAACCTCACAGTCGACTCATTCCGCGACGCCGAAGGCAAGATGCTGCCAATGGTGCAGATCATCGGCCGGCTCAATCAGGCCATGGCCGGCATGGACCAGGCAGCCAAGGATGACGTGTTTCGGCAAATCTTCGGGTCGGATGCAATCCGTGCCGCGGCGGTGCTGACCACCGCAGGTGTCGATGGCTTTGCGGCGATGCGCGATGGCATGGCTGGTGCGCTGTCGGTCGCCGACAAGTTCGGAGTCACGATGGGCGGATTGAGCGGCACGGGCCTCGGCCTGTTGGCGTCGCTCGAGCGACTGGCCATCGCCATTGGATCCGCCTTGGCGCCATCGCTAACGCAGGCCTTTGTGACGCTGTCGCGGTTTGCCGAAGGCGCGGCGGCGTTTGTGTCGAACAATCAAGAGACGATCGCACTGGTCGCACAGCTCACGGCTGGATTTATCGGCTTAAGCGTGGCGATCTACGCCGTTGGCGGCGGCCTTGCTGTGGTCTCCGCGACGGTGAGCGCGATCATGTCGCCGATCGTGCTCATACCTGCACTGATCGCCGCTGCGGTAGCTGGTCTGGTCGCTTTTACCGGAAATTGGTCTGCACTAAGCGACGCAGTCGCCGACGCCGACCTCGTCGGTGCCGTCGAGGTGGTGATAAACAGCATCTTGAACATTTTCACGATGGCCGGCACGCAGCTGTACGTCGTGTGGGACCAAATGTGGAGCAATGTGGTGCAGTCAGCAAACACCGTCGGCGCTGTGCTCACGGGCATCATGGATAACATCTTGAACGGAATCATGGCGTCCTGGGATGCCATGGTCGCGACCGTGCAAAAGTCATGGAATTACGTGCAGTCTTTTCTGCAAAAGGGCTACGACCTTGCCAAAGAAAACGAAAAGGTCGACAGCGAGATGGCGGCTAGGGCCAGACAGCGCGAACAGGACCGGCCAGGCGTGGCAGGCAGGATGGCTCAGGCTGACAAGGAGAATCAACAAACTGCGGCCGACTCCGACCGTCGTGTGAGAGCGGCTCAAGATGCCGCACAGGACAAGGTTCAGGAGCGCGCGGACAGTGTCGAGCGACGCCGACAGCAGAGAGAAGCCGACAGAAAGGCCGCTGCAGAGGCCAGGAAGCCAGCACCAGGGGCCGAGCCGGCGCCAGCGTCGAATCCGGCACGCGACGCGGCCAATCGTCAGGCCGAGGACCTGTCGAATCCGAGCGTGGCTGCCGACTCACAGCCGGCCGACGCTTCGGCCATGCAAGCCGGAATGCAAAACGAGGAACGCAGTCGCACGGACATAGCCGGCACGTTTTCGGCTGCTGCGATCGGCGGCCTCGGCGTCGGATCAAGCCTTTCGCAGCGCCAGATCGACCTGCTTACGGCCATTGACAAGGGCATAGTCAAGCTGGTCGACCAAGGCACAGACGCAGTCGCAACGTAGGTAGAGCCATGCCGACATACACATGGGTCGAGGACCGCGCCAGCAGGTCGGCGACCATTCATCGACTCAACAGGCGTTCGCAAAACACGTACAAGAAATCGTGGAAAATATTCGGCACTGACGACGACATTGCGGTGCACGCAGACGTCAATTTGACGCTGTGGACTGACTACATGTTCTGGCAATATCCCGGGCAGCCGCTCAACAAACTGCAAGCCGAGAGCTACACGCTCGAGTACCTCGGCGACAAGGCGTGGCAACTGACGGTGACCTACGTCAGCCGAGGCGCGGACGATGACACGCAACCCCAACCGATCCGTCGGTCGAGGTCCTTCGACACCAGCGGTGCTACCACGCACATCTCGCAACAGCCGTCGTATGGTGCTGGCTCAGCCCTTGGCGGCCGCACCACGTCGCAAGAGAAGCGATACCCAGTCGGTGGAGACTCGCCGGCACCAGACCAGCAAGGCGCAATCGGCGTCGACGGCGACACTGTCCAAGGCGTTGACATTGTCGTCCCAGCGCTCCAATGGACTGAAAACTATGACGTGCCGCACCAGTACATCACTGACGATTACGTCAAGATCGTGTCCAGCTTGACAGGTACCACCAACAACCAGGCGTTCCGTAGCTTCCGGGCCGGCGAAGTGTTGTTCATGGGGGCGAACGGCTCACAGGATTGGGACGAGGACAAGGGCAATAGTCCGTGGTCGCTATCGTTCAAGTTTGTGGCGTCACCCAATGCAGACGGCACGACGCTGCCGACCCTCACCATTGGCAGCATTACAGGCATTGAAAAAAAGGGCCATGAGTACCTGTGGGTGAGGTACTGGGATCAAGTCGTTGACGCGACTTTGTTAAAGCGGCCCACGCACGTGTACGTCAATCAGGTCTACCCCGAGGCCGACTTTAGTTTGCTTGGAATCGGAGTCACCTAGTGCCTACTCGTCGTGACGGCCGGGTCGAGCCAGGACAACCGGTGCGGACGGCGTTCTCGGCCGGCGCGTGGAACCGCGCGCAGGATGCGGCGGACGTCGTTCTTGGTCAGCGCGACGGGTTCGACGCAGATGGCCCGATCTATGGCAGCGCCCCGTACACGGCACTGCCGTGCAAAAACGTCAGCGGCCAGACCGTGCCACGCTGGGGCGTGCTGGCGATCACCGGGCTGGAGGTCGCACCAACTGGCGTTACTGGGCCGGCCACGGCCCAGTACGAGCAATCACCTGTCTTGAGGGGCAGCACGCCAACCACCTCGACCAACGATTTGTTCGGCGTCGCCGTGGAGCCAATCGCCAATAACGCAATCGGCAGGCTGGCTGTGGATGGCCTTGTTCAGGTCAAGCTCGAGGTCCGCAACACGGCGGACGCGACGGCCGGCCCGAAGGCATCGACGTCCGAGCTGCAAAGCGGCGGCAACGGTGCGGCCATCATTTACAAGGAGTCCGGGACTGGTGCGAACAAATGGGCACTGGTGCGGATTGGCGCAGGGAGGGGCACCGTGCGACTGGGAACCGTCTCCGCAACGTGGAACAAAGGCGCCACTGCCACGGTGACGCAACAAGCCGGCGACGGCACGGCGTTGTCACCTGCCACAACGTTCACGGCCACCAACTATTTCGCCACGGTCACCGTATCTAGCGGCACGCGACGGGTGGCGTGTGCATTGATTGACAGCACGTGGGTACTGATTGCGGCGGAGTGTGCGTGATGTTTTTGGGATGCTCGCCGTGTTGCAATCCTTGCACAGGAGACTGGAGCGTAGCCACCGATGTGATAGTGGAAATCACGGCCAACGATTACCTTTTGCAACGCACGCGAATCTACAACACGCAGAGCGAGTTTGGAACAGCAACGCAAAAAGAGTCTGTGGCCGCAAAAACATCAATACTCGACGGTACGCATTTTTTGACGCGCATCGGCTCTCTTGGAGCGTTTACCAGGTGGTCCGTTGAAGTGCAGGGACAGCCTTCAGGGTGCGGAGCGGTAACTATTGTTGTGGATGTGTACAACAATCCAAGCACCGCGCCGACAAATCTGTTTTATGCATTGCAACTTCTAAACGTGCGGCTTATTGGAAAAATGGAAAGGCAGTATAGCAGCGGGCAGTTATCGTGCGGCAATTCTCAATACTACGACATTGACACCATAGGCGGGTGCACGTCCTCGTCCGCAGACTGCTCTCAAGCGTCCAATGCAGTCAACGACAGGTCTGTTGTGTCCCAGTGCATCAACGGGCAGTTCACAAACCCAATGCCGTACGCTCCATTGTTTGGGCAGCCAGGCTTCTCCATCGGTTCGGATTGGCAGCTTATTTCAAGCGTGACTGATGCAGACACGACAATGGATAGCGTTGTCGTTCAATCAGTGGACATCGTCCTCCCATGACGGCGTGCGCGTTCGTGTGCACTGACGCCGATCACATGCATGACTGCACGTGCAACCGGTGCGGCCGTCGCGTGCGCGTCCGTCGGCTGCCGGTGAACGCAGAGTGTGCACCCGCTCCCGGCCTTGGTGATCGCGTCGCCGCCGCGCTGGACTCCGCAGGCATCACCAAGGAACGTGTGGCCGCTGCGCTAGGCGTCAAGGACTGCGGATGCCAGCAGCGCCAGCAATGGCTCAACGAGGTTGGCTACAGAATCGGCATCGGCACACCAAACCCTGACCACACCGGCACCACGGATTTGGACGCACATGGATAAGGTGGTGGCATGGCGAGGCGACAGCGGACGATCGAGATCGCCGGTGCCAAGTGGCACATCGTCCGGGCGCGGCTGCGCAATCTCTACGGCCTGTGCGACTACGCCACGCGCACGATCAAGGTCGACTCCCGCCTGACCGGCACCGACTACCTCGACACGCTCCTGCACGAGCTGATCCACGCCCGCTGGCCGGACATCTCAGAAGAGAGTGTCCAGGAGTTTGCCGGCATGCTCACCACCGTCCTCGAGCAGGAGGGCTTCCGACGTGACGAGTGACGACACGCCGTCAATCATCGACCAAGTGCTCGCCGTCGCGGCGAACAAAGGCCCCGGGTACGCGCCGTGGTACATGCGGCTGCCGGAGGCCGACCTGCGGCAGCTCGAGGAGCTGCGGGATCGGTGGCGTGTCGGCCAGGTGCCGATGCACAAACGGGCGCTGGCCCGGGCGATCGTCACGGTGTGCCAACAGCGTGGCCACGACATCTGCGGCATCCAAGGAGTCGAGGCGTGGATCGGACGACGAAGCCACTAGCCGACGCCGTCCTGGCCGAGGCGGCAGCCGACGTGCCGCCGGGCAAGGACACCGAGCAGATCACGCAACGCACCGACGGCGACACCGTCGAGGCCCGCAGCGTCTCGCGCACGATCCGCACGGTCGAGGACCTCCTGCGGCACATCGAGGCCGACATGACCCGGTACGAGGTCGCGGCCTCGGAGGCCACGAAGTGGGAAGGGATGTCCGTCGACCGGTCGACCGGCCAGCCGGTGGTGACCGAGCTGTTTCGCGTTTTTGTGCGGCTGAAGCCGCGCGCCGGCCCGGGCGTGCGTGAGGTCGTCGAGGCGATGATCGCAGCGGCCAGCCGCGACATCGTGCGGCCGACTCGGCCGAAGGCCAAGGTCGTCAAGGGCGACCGCTGGGCGGTGCTCGTGATAGCCGACCCGCATTTCGGCAAGTACGCGTGGGCTCGCACGACCGGCCAGCAAGACTACGACGTCGGCATCGCGGCCACGCTTATCAGGGAGGCGTCACAGGAGCTGCTGTCGATCGCCGCATCCATGCGGCCGAGCCGGCTGACAGTGGCTACGCTCGGCGACGTGTACCACTACGACACGCCGAGCGGCACCACGACGAGCGGCACGCCGCTTGAGCGGGACGGCCGGCTCCAGAAGATGATCGAGGTCGGCACCGACGAGCTGCTGCGTGTCGTGGACCTGGCCGGCGACATCGCCCCGACCGACACGCTCACGGTCCACGGCAACCACGACGAAACGCTGACATGGGCGTGGCTGCGGATCCTGCAGGAGCGCTTCCGCAAGGACCGCCGGGTGCGGGTCGAGGACACGTTCACGCCCCGCAAGTACCTGCACCACGCCGGCAACCTGCTCGGCTTCTGCCACGGCCACCGGGCCAAAAAGAAGCTGCCGCAGCTCATGGCGCTCGAGGCGGCGGAATTGTGGAGCCAGTGCCCCTACCGCGAGATTCACACCGGGCACTACCACCAGCAGTCCGCCGAGTGGAGTCGGCCGATCGAGACGATCGACGGCGTGCTCGTGCGGGTCGCCCCTGCCCTGTGTCCGCCGGACGAGTGGCACGCGCAGCAGGGCTTTGTCGGCAACAGGCAGGCGATGGAGTTGTTCGTGTACGAGCGCGGCGGCGGGCTGTCGAGCATGCACGTATCTGGACCACCACCAGGAGGACGACGGTGACACTGGACGAGAGCAACGCTGCCCTGCGGGCGGCTGTGACGGCACGACACGAGGGCATGGCAGCGTCGCTGGCGGGCTGCCCGCCGGCGCAGGCCGCGGCGGCGAGCGTGCTGTCGGACCCGTCGCCGTGTTGCGACGGCGGCCGCACGATCCCGGTCGACTACATCCTGCGTGGCGAGGCCGAACTGCGTGCGGCGGCCGCCGGCTGGAAGCAGACGGTCGAGGACGCCAAGCCGGCACGGCTGGCACGGGAGTCGTCGCTGCGGCCTGGCTCGGCCGAGTTCCTCGCCGTGCTCGACGAGCTGCGTGAGCTGCACCTGCGCAAGACACTCGACTACGGCGTCGACGAGGACGCGCTGTCGAACATTCGCACGAGCGCCGACTACGTGAACGTGCCGGCGTGGGCGGGCTGCGTGATCAGGCTGGCCGACAAGATGCACCGTCTGCGGGCCTACTTTCGCCGTGGCAAGGTGGAGTTCGACGGCATCCCTGACACGCTGCTCGACATGGCGGCCTACAGCATCATCGCCCTAGTGCTGTACCGCGAGTCCGAGCGTCCATAACCCCTGCCGACCGACCGCCGTCCTGCCGTACCGTGACGGCATGGAGGACGGCAGCGTGATCGCCCACTACCGGCACCGCAGCGGCCAGCGCGAGGCGATCCCGTCGCCGTCCGACGCTGTGTCGCTGGCCGCGGTCTACACGCCGACGCAGCAGACGTGGGGAAAGCTCACGTCCAAGAAGCCGGCCAGGCTGTCGCCCGAGGACATCGCCCTGGCCGCGTTCCGTCTGGGCGTCAAGCCCGCGGTCGCCCGTCAGGCCATCGAGATGGGGCTTTTCGATGGCTGACACACTGACCGCGACGATGCGGACCGTGATGATCTGGGACCGCACGGTCGACCAGGACATCGGCACGACCGTGTCCGCGAAGACCGACCAGAACACCTACGCGATCACCGACGGCAGCGGCAGCCGGCAGGCGGACCTCGTCTATGCGGCCAACCGCACCATCGCCGCAAACACGCTCGAAGAGATCGACCTGCGGGCAATCACGCAGACCACGCTCGGCGTCACCGTGAACTACGACTTCCGCCAGCTGCGGCTGGTGCGCGTGGTCAACAACGAGACGACAAGCGGTCGCAAGATCCGCGTCGGCTGCGACCCGGGCCGGCCGAGCGTCGCCTACGCGTCCGAGATCGGGCCGGGCTCGGAGTGGTTCACGATCAATCACGTCAACGCCTGGCCGGTCACGTCGACCAACCAGCTCATGTACATCGCCAACCCCAACGCCGCGGCGGTGAGCTACTCGCTGTATTTGGTCGGCACCTCCGTGGCACCCACCTGATGCCTCCCGTCCTCACCATCACCGGCCAACTGCGGCTCGCGGCGTCATGGGTCGACGACCTGACGCTGACGACCGTCACCGACTCCGCGTCTGTGTTGCAGACGCTGTCGCTCGCCAACGGCACCGGCGCCGGCCAGGTCAACGGCTACTGGCGGGACGTGCGCACCGTCGGCATCTCGGCCACCGACACCATCAACACGACGGCGCTGCCGCTGTCGGTCTTCGGTACGGCCGGCACGCTCAATCTGGCGAGCGTCAAGCTGATCTACGTCCGCAACCAGTCGGCGACGGTCACGCTGACCTACGACATCGCCGGCACCAACTGCGGGCTGCCGCCGGGTGCGGTGTTTCTGTGGACCGCCGGCACGGCGCCGACCAACAAGTGGTTCGACAGCGGCAACATCGTGATCGAAGGCGGATCGGCGTCCGCCACGTACGAGATCGTCCTGGCGGGAGTGAAGGCATGATCTCCGACGCACCGGTGATGGCCGCAGGCGGCGAGGCCACGCTGATGGCGCAGGTCGCCGCGTTCCTCGAGGTCGCCAAGGCCAAGGCCGCCGGCGGCATCACGTGGGCCGAGTTTGGCGAGCTGCTGATTGCTCTCCTGCGGCTGTCCGTCGAGACGCTCGACGCCGTGCTCGGCATGAGCGGTGCCCAGAAAAAGGCGCTAGTGCTCGAGGCCGTTGCCGCGCTCTTTGACCAGCTCGCGGACAAGGCAGTCCCGGTCGTCGTCTGGCCGGTCTGGATTCTCGCCCGACCCGCCATCCGGGCGCTCGTGCTGGCGATCGCCAGCGGTGCCATCGAGATCGTCCTGCCGCTCACGAGGGCCGCTGAATGATGCCGCTCCTGCTCGTCGCCGTGGCCGCCGTGGCGCTCGCCTGGCCGTGGATTCAGGCCCACTACCACGAGTGGCGGTGGCCGCAGCTCGACAGCCGCCACCTGGCCGCAGCCGCGCTCGTCGCGGCAGCCGCGTGGTCGTACGTGGCCAGCTTGCCGGCCACGCCAGCGCCGGCTCCTGCCCCGGACCCGGCGTCGTTCACGCTGCGCGGCAAGTTCGTCGGGCCGGATGCCGCCCGGGATGCGGCGCTGGTCGCCGCCCTGTGCACCGAGCTGGCCAACGAGATCGAGTGGGACTCGAGCCAGCCCGAGCCGCTCATCCGCACCGGCGTGGCGTTCGACGAGTTGCGGGTCCGCAGCCGCGTCCTCCTGTGCCGTGGCGAGTCGCTGGGGGCCAAGCACCCGCTCGCGCGTCAGGCGATCGAGGACTACCTCAACACCGTCGCAGGCACCGCAGGAGGCCCGCTCACGCCCGAGCAGAAGGCCAAGTGGGTGGCGGCATACCGTGAGGTCGCCCGGGCAGCGGAGGCCGCCAGGTGAGCGCTCCCAAGCATCCGTGGCGCCTCGTGGCGGCTGCGGCACTGGTCGTCTGGCTCGTGCTCTCATTCTGGTGGGCGGCCGGCGAGGTGCGGCAGCCGGCGATCCTGACCGGCTACGTGCCGGACCCCGAGGGCGTCGCCCGGTTCCTCGAGGAGCTGCCCGAGCCCTACTTCGCCCAGGCCGGCGCGGACGCCATGCGTCAGGCCGTGCCGGTCGACACGTTTCTCTACCGGCAGATGGACCGAGCGCACCGCGCCCGGTACGGCACGCCGTTCGTCGTAGGCCGCCAGGGCATTGGCGACTGCGTGTCGTGGGGCGCGATGCACGCGGTCTATTGCGCCGAGGCCGTGGACTGGGCGACGGGCAAGCTGGCCGAGCCGCCCAAGATGCCGGCGAGCGAGGCGATCTACGGCGGTGCCCGGGTTGAGGCTCGCGGCCGGGACGGCTCCGGGCGGTCGCCGGTTGGCGGGTGGAGCGACGGTGCCACCGGATGGGGAGCGGCCCGCTGGCTGCGTGACTGGGGCGTCGTGTACCGCGAGGACGTGCTAGGGCACGACCTGCGGACGTACGACAAGGCCCGCGCCAAGGCGTGGGGCGCATACGGCTGCGGCGGCCAGGGCGACGACGGCAAGCTCGACGCGCGTGCCAAGCGGCATCCGTGCCGGCACGTCGTGGCGGTCAAGACATGGGACGAGCTGGTAGCAGCGGTGACCTCGGGCTACCCGGTGACCATCGCCAGCTCGGTCGGCTTCAACAGCGGCAACCGCGACGCCGACGGCTTCTGTGCCGCGTCCGGCACGTGGATGCACCAGATGGCCGTCATCGGCGTGAGGTTCGGCAACCGCACGGGTGGCCTCGTCTGCAACTCATGGGGAAACTACGTGGGCGGCGGCAAGTTCCCGCCGGACCAGCCAGACGGCACATTCTGGGCCGAAAAGTCGGCCATCCAGCGAATCCTTGCACAGGGCGACAGCTACGCCATCGGTGGCGTGGACGGGTTTGCGTACCGCGAGATTCACAACGGCGACTGGCTGCAGCCGCCACCGGAGGAGCAATGACGGACAGGCATCGCATGGTGGCCATGGTCGTGATCGCGGTGGCCGTCGGTTGGTACGCCGGCTCCGGTGCGTCCCGCGATCCCAAGCCGCTCGACGACCGCCCAGTGCTGCGGTGGATCGCTCGGGCCGCCAAGTCGCTCTTGTGGGTGGCCGTGTTCGTCGAGGAGCCGCCCGCCGAGCAGCACGCCGAGATCCGCTCGCACATCGGCTCCGACGGATACGTGGCGGTCGATCACGGACGAGGGTGGTGACATGTGGCGCTGGATCGTCTGGTTCCTCACGTGGCTGTCCGCAGACCCAGCCGACATCGGCCGCGAGTCGGCACGGGCAGCCGCGTCGATCGCTGCGGCACGCGCCACGATGGTCACGTCGCCCGATGTGCCGCCCGACCCGGCTCCCCCGGACGGCACGTGCTGCATCGACTGCGGCGGCACCGGCGTGATCGTGCACGGCGACGGGCACAAGACGCCATGCCCGTGCCCGGCCTCGTGTGCGTGCAAGCGGCCACGAGCGCCGATGCCTGCGGCGTCGCCCACGCCTGGCAAGCCGGCCACGCCATGATGCTGGAGGCTCCCGTGGGCGACGTCGCCGGCATGGACCTGACCTGGCTGCGGGCGGAGGTACGGCACCGCGTCGGCGGCCCTGCCCTGCAGCTGCCCGACGAGGTGGCCGCGATCGTCGACGCCACGCTCGTGCACTGGCCCGAGCGCCACATGGCGGACCTGGCCAGGCGGGCGGAGGCGGCCGGCGCCGGCCGCGAGGCGCTAGATGCCATCGGCGTCATCTCCGCCAAGGTCCGCGAGGTGCTCGAGCTGCGGTGCGAGACCGAGGAGCAGGGTGAGGCCGTCAACCTGATCGTGCTGGCCTGCGTCGTCGAGGTGGCGAACCTGTGGTTTGCAAGCACCGAGCACCGGATCGGCATCCGCCGGCTGGCGTTCCAGGTGAGGACGCGGGCGGCATGAGCAGCTCCACCGACGCCAAGGGCCGATTCACCGGCAAAGGCGGACGGTGTCAGTCTGTGGTCGGCCTGGACGAATGGAAGGCCATGTCTGACGGCGAGCAATCGGCAGTGGTCGCCGCAATTGCCAGCCGCGCCAAACAGTCTGGGTTCCCGCACTTCAACTTGACGCGCGCAGACAGGCTGTGCCGATTCGACGAGCTGACCGCGTACGATCGTCGTCGGCTGATTCGCGAAACCGTGATTGGCACGACCGCACACGGCCTCGGCATCTGCTGGCACTATCACCCGCACCACTGGGGCGTAAAGTGCGGCACCAACCGGCCGCCCATCGATGTATGGGATGACGAGGCTAGGCTGCAATCCGCAATCCGAAAACAGATACCGCACTGCCACCGCACAGGCGGCTATAGCGTCGACAGCGACGGCCCGTACATGTCCGCCGGCGACTTGCGCAAGGCGATCAGCCGAGCCACGGGAGTGCAGCGTGTCAGCAACTTCCGTCCGACCGCAGCGGCTGCGATCTTCGATCGGTTCTGCCGTGTAGCGTGCTGGGACCCATGCGGAGGCTGGGGCGGCCGCATGCTTGGTGCCATCGCAAGCGCGGCTGTCGAACGCTACGTATGCTGCGAGCCGTCGACGCAGACTGCGCGCGGCCTGAAAGAGCTGGCGAGGGATTTTGCACACCTGACCAGTACGGACTGCGTCGTGCACAAGAAGTGCGCCGAAGACCACGAGCCTGACCGGCGGTCATTCGATCTTGTGTTCACGTCACCGCCGTACGGCCGCACCGAGGTGTATGCCGACGAGCCGACGCAATCGTGCCATCGGTACCCGATCGTCGCGGCGTGGACGGAAGGTTTTTTGCGTCCGCTGATACAACGAGCCGCCTACGCGCTGGTTCGTCGCGGGTGGCTCATCCTCAACGTCGCCAACACGCGACAGCACCCTAGCCTCGTCGCAGACGTCGAGCGCATAGCAGCGGAAGAAAGTTTTGAGCAGCACCCCGGCCTGATGCTGGCGCTGTCAAACGTTCAGTCCGGCGGACTTAAGACCGAGCCCGTGCTGGTGTTCCGTTTGCGGTGACCCCTGCCTGACGCAACGTCCACAAGATCGCCGCGACCTGCTTGCCGACGACCTCGAGCTTCGTCGAGTCGAAGGAGCCATCGCCCTGCATGACGGCAGCTCGCTCCAGGCTGTCGTAGCTCTCGGGCGTTTCGCAGCCCAGCAGTTCAGCCGCGACGCATTCTCGCACGACGGCGTCCGCCGACCGGTACATCTCCAACGCGTCCACGATCCGCGCCTGCGGCGTGTTGATGACATCTGCCCACATGTCCTTGTCCTCCTAGAAAGCCTGACCGGCTGCCAAAATCCTGAACACCAGCAACACCAACTCTACCCACACTTGGATCGACATGGTGGCCCTCCATAGCCTTGGTTGTCAAGTGACAATCTGCTCATCGGCCGTTGTCACGTGACAACTTGAGGGCGTCGGCTCGGTGCACGAACAGCAGGCCGTCGATCACGACCGACCGCACCTTCCCGTCCTCGGCCAGCCGCCGCATCCACTGCCGCGACACGCCGGCCAGCTCGGCGGCGTGGGTGCAGGTCACGTAGTCGTCGGTGTCGATCCGCATGGCGGCAGTCTGGCCTTGGCCGGCACGACCCGCAAGGATGGACGCAGGGGATCGCAACTCCGGACCCGTCCGGGGACGCTACTGGCTCACGCAGTGCGAGCCGGCGGCTCGTGGTCATCAGGCTTGAATATTCGCGGCATGGCCTGCCACGCCTTGGGGCGATGAGCATCGACCACGCGAGGATCTAGGTAGCTACGCCGAGTGATGCGGTCGGACGAGTGGCCGAGAAATGCCGTGGCGTCGAAGCCGGCCGCTGCGAGATGCGACGCCGTCGACCGACGCAGAGCGTGGAACTGAACGTCGCGTCCGTCGCCAAGGCCGGCGCGCCTCGTGATGGTCTTCCAGCGTTTTCGCAGGGCCGTCCCGCTGGCGACCCACCAGAACACCGTCGGACCGTTGTGAGCCGCCACGCGGTCGACCAGGTCGCAGGCCTCGGGCGACAGCTCGTAGACACGTTCCTGGCGTCCGCCTTTCCGGACGTGGGCCGGCACGGTGAGCGTCGGCCGTCGCCAGCACATGCGGGGCGTCGACAGGATCGCGTTTATGCGCTCGCCGGTTTCCAGTGCCACAGCGACGAGCGCCGGGAAGAAAACCGCCGCCGGCACAGGCCCGACCCAGCCGCTCGAATGCCGTGCGGCGTCGGCGAGCCTGGCCAGCTCGTCCGTCGTGAACGCTCGCGGCATCGCCTGCGGCACCAGCTCGGGCGCGACCGACGGCCGAAGCTTCACGAGGCCGCGGCCTTGGGCGAGGTTCCACAGGGCCAAGAGCCCTGACCGCTCGCGGGCCACGCTGTTGGGCGAAAGCCGCTGGCCGCGCACTGCGAGGAACTGGCTGACGGTCAGGTCCTCGAGGTCGTCGAGGAGCGCGGCTCGTCCGAGCCACTTGGAAAACTGCGTGATGGCGTGCCGCAGCAGGCGGACACTTTCGCGCGACCTGCCGCGCAGGCGGAGCGGCACGTACACGGTGTCGAGAAACGCGTCGAGAGTCATGGTGCGTGATCCTCCTACTCAGGGATAGGTCACGCGTCCGGGCGGGTGTGCTCCGTCCGTGGAAGGGAGTCCGGTCGTGCGGTCTGTGCGGGTCGGCCGGTTTTGCGGGGTTTCATCCTGTCCCCGCCACTTTCAAACGTTGCAATCCCGACGGGATCGCAACCCTGTCCCCGGTAGACCCACTGCAACCATCGGGACCTACGCCAAGGAAGGCAAAGCGCTGATGGGAGTGTCCGCAAAAAAGCCGAAGCGCACCGGTCGGCCACGCACCATGTCCTACGGGCCGTTTGGGCAGCGGCTCGCCGCCAAACTGTCCGATCGCGGCTGGACGAGGAAGACGCTGGAGGAGAAGACCGGCGTCAACGAAAAGTCGATCTGGCGATGGATGGCCGGCAAGAACCGGCCAGACCCTGACGGCGTGGCCGCTATCGCCAAGGTGCTAGCGTGCTCCCCCAGCTGGCTGCTGTGGGGCAAAGCTGCCTAAAAAGGCCCTGTTCGCACATCTGAGATAAGTCCTCTTGACGACTTATCTCACTTCTGCGATTCGTATCCCCCGTCACGCCACGACGGCGTGCGGCGGAGGGATACGCCAATGCCGACCGGTGTTGCCGATGGGCCGCGGATTCGCGCACGTCACGGATACGCAGCTCCTCGAGTGGGCGGCGGATATGCCCTTGGAGCGCATCGCCGCAATCACGGCGTCGACTACCTCGTTGATCTTGCGCCGGCTACGGGCGCTCGGCTGGACGGACCCTCGGCCAGGACCAACGGACCCGGACGAGGCGACCATACGCCAGCGGTCGTTGGAAGTGCAGTCGCGCTGGTCCGAGCAGGAGCGACGCAGGAGAGCCGGGCTGCGGCGAGCGAACGTAACCGTCGTACGCGCATCCGATCTCGGGCTTGCCAGCTTCTGGTGAGGTGGCTGCACCGCGTCGCTCGCTGCCACGCGCATCTGTGCGCCATTGTGCGGCTGTACGGCGATCCATCGAAGGCCGGCGGACAGTCAAACGCCGGCGAGACGTACCAGGCCCGCGCGGCTCGCGGCGACCGGACGCTGCTCTACGACGCGCTGACGGTGACGATCGACGAGCTGATCGAGGTCCGCGACGAGATCGGCGCGACCATGGACGCGGCCGAGCCGACGACGGCCGCGCCGGGCACGCAAGACAAGGTCGAGGAGATGTGTCGCCGCGCCGAGCGTGGCGAGAGCCTCTTCGTCGATGGCGATACGCAAGGACGCGAGGTCGGCGACGGATCGCTGGCCTGATCACGGATGGTTTTTTGCGGTCGGTCGTGACGGAGTGCGGCCGGCCGCGCTAAGGAGGGCTACGTGCTAGTGCTCACGCGAGCGGAGGGCGAGCGTGTCGTCGTGCCGCATGCACGGATGGAAATCGTGGTGCAGGAGATCCGCGGCAACGTCGTCCGCCTGGCGTTTCGAGCGCCACAGCGTGTCGACATCTTCCGCGGCGAGGTGTTCGACAGGATCGCGATGGATCAGTGGGACGAGGACGAACCAACTCAAGAGGAGGACGTGAAGTGAAGATCGTGAAAGGCAAGCAGGCTGCACCGGTGCGGTGCGTGCTCTACGGCGTCGAGGGCATCGGTAAGACGACGCTGGCGGCGCAGTTTCCGACGCCGCTGTTTCTCGACACCGAGGACGGCACCAAGCAGCTCGAGGTCGACCGTGTCGCGTGCCAGGACTGGCCGAGCCTGCGGGGCGCGGTGGCCGAGCTGGCCGTCGAGAAGCACGGCTACCAGACGATCGTCATCGACTCGATCGACTGGGCGGAGCGGGCGCTAGTCGAGTTCGTCTGCAAGCAGGACGGCAAGAAGTCCATTGAGGACTACGGCTTCGGCAAGGGCTACACGGTCGTGGCCGAGCATATGGGTCGGTTTGTCGAGGGCCTCGACAACCTGCACCGCGCCGGCCTGCACGTGCTGCTCGTGGCCCACGCCAAGGTGCAACGGACGAGCCCGCCAGACCAGACGGACGGCTACGACCGGTACGAGCTGCGGCTGTCGAAGCAGGTCAGCCCGATCGTCAAGGAATGGGCGGACGCATTGTTATTCGCCAACTACCGCATGCGGCTCATCGAGGGCAGCGACGGGAAGCGCAAGGCGATCGGCGGCAAGGACCGCGTCGTCTACGCCGAGCGTGCTGCGGCCTACGACGCCAAGAACCGGTACGGGCTGGGCGAAGAGCTGCCCATGACCATCGAGGCTCTGGCCCCGCTGTTCACCGGCACGGGTGCCAGGCCGGTCGACACCGAGCTGTACGACCAGGTGGTGCGGTACATCGCCGAGGCCAAGAGCGTGCGGACGCTCGGCAAGATCGGCGACCGCATCGACGCACTGCTCTCGGACGGCCAGCTGACGGCCGAGCAGGGCGAGGCGTTGACAGTACTGGTCAAGGAGCGGCACGACGCGATCGAGCCGCAGGAGGTGACCGATGGCGTGGCATGACGTGCCGCCGTGGACCGCCAAGCGGGCCGAGTCGGAGGAGCTGATGCAGCAGGTAGCCGAGGTGGTGCGTCGGTGGCACGTCCGCCGCATCTCGGGCACGAAGGCTGTGGATCAGGTGCGCGAGCTGCTGGAGCCGCTGCGCGTGAGGGTGGGCCAGGCACACGAACCGGAGATCAAGTCATGAATTTTGACGCGTGGTGGAACTGGGACGAGGAGCCACGAGCCGCCGTGGACCACGGGCACACGCAGAAGGTGCCGACGGGTCGGCACACGGGCGACATCGTCAAGGCCGAGATCAAGGACCTCAAGTTCAAGATCGCGGACGACAACCCGACGGGTACGTCGCTCGTCGTGACGTGGAGCAGGTCCGGGTACTACCCGGTCGAGGCCATCGTCAACCTGCGGTGGCGTGGCCTGCTCGAGGCGGTGTGCCGGTCGGCTGGCGTGTCGCCACCAAAGCGTGGCGAGGACTGGGACGAGCAGTCGCTGGTCGGGCGAGTTGCCACCGTGGACATCGAGAACAAGGTGGCGCAGGCCACGGGTACAGAGTACCAGCGGATCACGCGGTGGCATGCGTCGCCGCAGAAGCCGCTGCCGGCCGAGTCGAAGCCGAAGCGGGCGCCGGCCCGGACGCCGGCTGCCAAGACGCATGCGGAGTTCCAGGAGCGGGCCGATGCCGACGACATCCCTTTTTGACGACGACCGCACCATCCAGTTCTACGGCGGTCCGTGGGACGGGATGCCGTACACGCCGAGGCGTGGCGAGCAGTACCCGGCCAGGCTGGACATGCCGTGGAGCGGGCAGCTGCACCACTACCGACTCGTGCAGCACGGCGGCGTCGTGCAGCTCTTGTACATGGGCAAGGCATTACCAGACGGAGCACGCATTGCATGACGGTCTACAAGGGATGGCGTGCGGATCGCGTGACCAGCGACGGCGTGTTCGTCAGCACCTACTCCGGGAGGGTGTCCGAGTGCGGTCAGTGGGTCGAGTGCGGCGAGACCAGGCACCGGATCTCTCCGCAGTGGCACGCACGTGCCGTCGACGCCGAGGCCTCGATGGCCGGCGAGATCGAGGAGATCGGCCGGAGGCTGCTCGAGCAGGCGGCCAAGTTGCGAGAGGCGGCGGAGGTGGTGGCGTGAGCGACTACTACCGCGAGCCCGAGGCCGTGCTGCCGCTGTTCGCGGCGGCCAGGCGGATGGATCCGCCAACGTCGCACAAGGCCGCCCAGCGTGCGCCGGTGGCCGGTCACCGTCGCCTGGTGCTCGAGGCCTTGGCGGCCGGGCCGGCTGGGCAGACGGAGATCGCACAGCGGGCCGGCATCACGGTGGCCGCGGTGTCCAAGCGGCTGCCCGAGCTGCGGCGTGCTGGGCTCATCGAGAAGACGGGGCGCGAGGTGGCGTATGGGGAGTGTGAATATCGGTTGAGGCCGGCGTCGCGTTGACGTGCGGCGAGGTCGGGTAAATGTAACTGACGAAGTAAAGGAGCCGATGAATGTCAACAGCAGCAACACAACAGCACGAAACCTTTATGACAACCATGACGCCTGAAGAGTGGGCTTCAGTGCCAGACAATCCAAGGCAACGAGACACAGAGTGCAGGGCGGCGAAAGCAAGGCACCTAAATACTCTTGAAGCGGCCCACACGCTTGTCCATATGGCGGAATGGGGGGCTGGCAGATGCAAGCTTGAGGGCCACACACGTGCCCTCAAGTGGATGCAGTCTCCTGAAACCGCCCCGGAGTCTATTGATGTTCGAGTGTACGTCGTTGACTCCATAGAAGAGGCAAAGCGGTTATATGGGCACTTCAACAGCAAAGAAGAGGGCGAGCGATCGAATGACCGTCTTTTCGGAGCGTTGAGGGAAAACGAAATCACTCCAGTTAGCGATTTCGTTCGCAAGGCCAAGTTCAGTAATGCCGTAAGCATGGCCCACGCGTTCTACGTAGAGCATTCGCGACACAAACCGTTGTCGGTGTACGAAAAGGTGGCGTTTTTTCGTGAAGAAATAGTCCTGCTCGACAGAATTGCTGGCGCTAGCAAGCGAATGATCGGCCCAGTTGTCTGCTGTTTTCTGATGGCAGCACATAAGCACGGGCCAGCCGTAATGGACTTCTTTCAGCGTTACATCCTTGACGGTGGGGCAAAAGACGGCCGCAGGAAGGATTGCGTGCAGTTGTTTAGCGACGTGATGGCGGACGTTCGTTCTGGAGGTTTTTGCGACTGGGCGACGCAAGAGAAGTCAGTGGCGAAAGGGCTCTGGTGCATTGACCGGTGGCTATCTGCACCTACCGCAATGCTTACACGGGTCAACGAGTGCGACCCGTGGTCGTACCGAGACAAGTAAATCGCGCCGCCCTCGTGATAGGCACGGCGCCGCTTCGACGCGGCTGGGCGGAATAGAAAGGAGGCCACGGATGGCCGGTGAATGGATCGCCTACGACCTCGCCCTGCCGGCCAAACCGGAGGTGCAGGAGCTGATCGACGAGACCGGCCACCCGGTCGAGGTCGTCGTATTCCGCCTCCTGCAGTTGTGGGGCTGGGCCTCGATGCACTGCCACGACGGCGTGGCTCGGATGACGCTGCCACGCCTTGTCAGGACGTGCGGCGGTGACGATGCCTTCTGGCGTGCCGTGGCGGCCGTCGGGTGGCTGGAGATCGACGAGACGGCCGCTACCGTCGCTGTCCCCGGATGGGACCGCCGGTTCAGCCAGGCGGCCAAGTCGAGAGCCCAGCAAGCCGACCGGGCACGGTCGTACGAGGACCGCAATCCGGCCCGAAAACGCCCCATCGGACCTTCCGATGCGCGCGCATCGGACGTTCCGGCGCTCGCGCATCGCAGAGGAGAGGAGAGGAGAGAAGAAGTTCCTCCTCCTCCGCGCGAGGCTGCGCAGACCGAGGACGGCTGGCAGCGGCTGCGGACGGCCTGGAACGCCGGCCCGGGACGTCCGTGGAAGCACCCGCAGCCCCCGGACGGCCTTGAGGAGCGGCTGGTGGAGCCAGGGTGGCTGGACGAGGCCGTCCAGGCCATCGCCCACCTGCCCAAGTGTCGATTTTTTAAAACCCCACCCACACTTGTGCAGCTCTGCGGCAGTGGCTTTGTCCGCCGGGTGCTGGGCGGCCAGTACGACGACGCCAGGCCCGAGCGTGGAGCGGCCGGTGAGCAGCCCAAGCGGCAGCTCGACCCGGAGTTCTCAGCCGCCGTGCGTCGCACCGAGGCCGCGCTGGCCGCCAAACGCCGGGAGGCCTCGTGACCACAGCCCCGCTCGACGACCGCCGGCCGCCGGTACGGTCAGGGCATGCGAGCCCTGGTCGTGATCCTCGCGCTAGCCCTGACGCACCCAGCCGTCGCTGGGACCAGGGACGACGGCGTGCCGGATGCCCGGTACCTCGAGCTGGGTCGGCAGATGCGGCCGTACACGGCCGCGGTCAGCTGCCGCAGCCCCGAGGGGCATCGGCACACGGCCACGGCGGTGGTCATCGCCGGCCGCTGGGCGCTGACGGCGGCACACGTCGTGGCCGGCTGCGACGACGTGCGGCTGGCGTTCGCGGACACGTCACGGGACGTCGACCTGGTCGTCGTGCACCCGGGCTGGGAGCGGCTGGCCATGGCCAGCGAAGACCTGGCGATCCTGCGGACGACCGAGGACTGTGCCCTGCCCTGGTACCCGGAGATTGCCGAGACGGTCACGGCCGGCGAGGCCTGCATCGTCGCCGGCTACGGCGTGACGGGCACCATGTGGCGAGGCTACGAGATCGCAGACGGCCGGCTCCGAGCCGGCACGCAGACGATCGACTCGATCGACGGGCCGATCGTCACCTGCTCGGCACGGGCCAAGTCGTCGCCGCTCGAGTACATGATCGCCCCGGGCGACAGTGGCGGGCCGCTGTTCGTTGGGTCTGGGTCACACGCCAAACTGGCCGCCATCAACTCGCATCAGGTCGGGCCACGTGGGCCACTGCGTTCACGTTACGGCGAGGAGAGCGGGCACGTGCTGCTGCACCCTGTGCGTGCGTGGATGACGTCCGTCATGGAGGCCAACCATGGGACGCATGAGCCGCCAGAAGGGCAAGCGCGGTGAGCGCGAGTGTGCGGCCGAGTTGGCTGCTGTGCTAGGTGTGACCGCACGTCGTGGTGTGCAGTACCAAGGCGGGCCGGATTCGCCTGACGTCGTGCTCGATGGCGTGCCTATACACGTCGAGTGCAAACGCACAGAGCGGTTGTCGCTGTGGGAAGCCATTGAACAGGCAAAGGCCGACGCACCAGATGGCAAGGTGCCGATCGTGTGGCATCGCGCAAACAACAGGCACAGCGTGGTGATTGTCGAGACGGTGAGATTGGCAGAACTCGCAACGATTGTGGCAAGGCAACGATGATCCGGGTCGAACGTGTCACCTTTACCGTTGTTGATTTGGCAGACCGTGTCAAGATCCTGGACGCATCTGGTCAAACGGTTGCCATGGTTGATAAAGGCGTAGCTTGCGCGATGCCCCAAGCCGAAGAAAAAAGGCTTGAATTGGCTTTGCAATGGCAAAAGCGACTCCAGTTATTAGCGTGGAATTTCACATCTCGTGTAAAGCGCAAGGGCGAAAACAAGTGGTCTAAAAAGTGCACCGTGTGGTTGCGTTCGTTGAGGTGGAGGCGAAACAGAAAGCGTCACCTGCGTAAATCTAATGCCCTCACCGGGGTGGTCAGGGAGAGCGGACTTGAATGGGAGGCGACGTGCCGACTTCTGCTATCTCAATACGCATATCGCTACTACGAGAAGCGCAAGCGGGTCGAGCAGCCTTGGAGGTTGTGGGCTCAAACCGTGTATTCCAACTTGAACAAACGAAAGGACATTCGTAATGAGCGGTTGCAAGACAATGCGTTTGAAGCACGTTGGCAAGGTCACAATCAAAGACCTCATGCAAATCGTCGAGCGTCAGGGTTTCAAGTGTGCTTTGACTGGTATCGAGATCACTCCGAAACTGTCGTCGCTTGACCACAAAGATCCACGAAGCCTTGGCGGCACAGACGACGTTGAGAACTTGCAGGTTGTGCTACCGATGGTGAACAGAGCCAAAACAAACATGAACGAGCGTCAGTTTGTCTCAATGTGTCACGCCGTGGCTCGTCATTCGCCAGATTACGGCGACACAACATGGATACAAGGGACGATTGACTAGGCCACTGTGCTGCAGCAGCAAAAAGGTACTTCGCCGCTGTGCCAGCGGTACAC